AGCTATTCTCAGCTAGACGTAGCTAGCTTTGTTAGTGATGCACAGTTTGCACTTTCAAGTTCTGAGGCACTTAGTTTTGACCATGTCTATAATTTAATAACACTACCTAAGGTCGATGGTTCTTCTTATTCTAAGCTTAAGTTTTTTAGTGGCTTAGGGGAACAAACAATTCCAGATTTTCTAGAAACAAAAATAAAGAATGACTTTGTCAGTGTCGACACACCCGGTGCACTAGTGGATACTAGTCCAATGTTTCATGCACTATTAGACAGTTCTGATAAATTCTGGAAACGAAATATCATAGCTGACTCAGCTTTAGGATCCGGCGCTCAAATGTTTGCCTATTACAAGATCCCCAATGCCTATTCCGGGTCTGACACATCGAACTATCTGTCCTTAGCTCCATATCCATTATTTGGAGTAGATATTCTTTCTATTGAATACACTACAAAAGTGGAGCCATCTTTAGAAGAATCTGATGGATGGACTCCTTTGAATTTTAATAGATTATATGATAGCGAATCTGATGCGATAGGTAGAGTTGCTCCAGGTGGATGGTCTATAGCCGGCTCAGACATTGTGCTTAATTCCGGGCCGATGGCATTCTATTTCCCTCCAATAAAAATTACTGCAATTAGAATAAACATGAGACAGAGAAATTATATTTTAGAAAATGGTAAATACGTATATACATATGGCTTATCTGATTTAGATGTAAGATCGCAAAGGTTCTTGGAAACTGGAAGAACAATAATCAAGTTCACCGCCCCAGAAGGAACATTGATTTATTCAGTGGATGAGGTCATACCAAAGATGTATAATGTCCCTGAGGAGTTAATATCTACGGCTTTCAGCTATAGGGTAATCTATAAGGATAGCGGAGTTTATACACTTGATGAGGTTTCCGGTTCGTCTTCAGTCTGGATAGAAGTAACCCTAAATCAGCTTGGGGATGGAACAGCTCCAGTCCTATCTGATCTAATAGTTAATTATAGCTAATTTTAATAGTTAATAAGTGGCTATTTGATTTTACTATAAATACCACAATATTCTTTTAAGGAGACTATACAATGGCAACTTACTACGTTGGCCCAAGGCCAGTACTCAAGGGTCGTTCAACCGCTGACATGGTGAACCCTTTTAAGGGTACAGCTGGAACCTACTCTTTCTACCCTCTTTTTGCACCAGGTCTTTTAACTGGAGCTCCAGATAATAATCATGTTCCTGGAACCGGCTACCATCCAGGCAATGTTCTGCTATCACAGTTGTTCAATGGCTCCACCCTCTATGCAGGGACCACTCCATTAGCTGGAGAATTTGCAGATGGAACTACAACATTTGGTGGAATGAGATTCCGTCCAAGTGAATACAAGGGTCTTACAACAGCTAAGGCGCTAGATGGCGGTCATGCAAAGCGCACAACCGACTATAGTCTCTACAGTAACTACATCTTTGACGGTGTAACCTCAGCAGAAGCATTTGCTAACCTAGGTCACGCAGAGCGCACAACAGCTTACAGCCTCTATAACAACTACATCTTCGACGGTGTAGCATCAGCGGAAGTAATGCCAGCTGGTTATGGACAAGCTAATACTGCTAGTGAATACGGTCGCAATAAAGTTGGTGAGTACAAAGGTGTACCATCAGCAGTCGCCCTTTAACAATAGGAGAAAACAATGCCAGATCAAAAATTAATTAAAGATGTACTTGAAAGAGCTCTTTGGACTGCAGCACAAACATTCATTGCTGTTTATACAGTTGGTGGAGTTGACCAAGCTAAAGCAGCAGCGACAGCTGCAGCAGCAGCAGGGCTTAGCGTTATCAAGGGATTCGCAGCAACAAAAATTGGAGACAAAGAGTCTGCTGCAACTTTGAAATAATTAGTTAAACACAACATAAGAAAATCCTAGCTGATATACTTGTCAGTACGGAAACCGACGCATCTACTTAGCGTAAGATAGTTATCCCGCCCCAATCAGGGCGGGATAACTGTTTTAAAGGGTCTCTTATATAAGTTTTTGTAGTTTTGTCTAGAGTTAATGAGGATTATAAATGTTTTTAGATCAGTTAAATACGGTAATCAGAGACAAAGCCCTTCCATTAGATGTTGCTGAAAAGTATCTCAACCTATATATAGGTGAAGCGGATTGGAAAACACACATTTCAAAACTATGGATGAATCTTGAAAACAAGAATAAGAATTCTGACATAAGCAAAGAAGATATAAAGAGGGCAATATCTTGCACGATGTTATTGCCAACAATGGAGAAAACAAATATCCCTGATCCAGTTCACCTCATTTTATTTTGGTGCCCTACCTGGAATCAGTACAAGGAAAGAGATTGGTTTTCTTTATTTTTAGATATAGTTAAGAAAGATTTGTATATACAAACCAATCAAAAGGAGTTACTATCGATTGGCATCATAGATCCAATTGATTATTCTCCATTAACTAGACAAAGCTTTAATTGGTTATATACTCAGGCGGAACAAAACGGTGATTTAAATGACAAGAATAAAGATATCGTAACTAAGAAAATGCAAAACCTAGTTAGAATATATGGTGGTGCAGTTATATCAAATGTATTTCAAAATCACAAGAATGTAATAGACAAAGTTTTTAACTGGAGAAGTGGATATTTTTTCGAAAGAGAAATATATAACGTGTATAATTATGACCAGATAAAAAAGATCAAGAAAACAGAAATAGAAAAATTAAACCCTAAGTACGTAAAAACTTTAGCATTAGCAAAATAAGGAGATAGCATGTCAGAAGAAATCGAAAACGGAAACCCAGATCTAACACCGATTGCCACTAAGCAATCTTCTATGTTCTTATTTAAGTTAACTGATGATTTCATAGAATCATATAGGTCTAAGTCTGCACCATTTGGATACAGGGATGCAGCTGGGAACTCCGTTGGAGAGATAACATTTCTTCGAACTTACTCTAGATTAAAAGAAGATGGAACAAAAGAGACATGGTCTGACGTATGTGAAAGAGTTATCAACGGAATGTACTCCTTGCAGAAAGATCACTGCAAAAAGAATCGCCTACCATGGAACGATGCTAGAGCACAAGCTAGTGCTAAAGAAGCCTTTGATAGATTATTTAATCTTAAGTGGACTCCTCCTGGTCGTGGTCTTTGGGCTATGGGAACAAACATTGTAAATATACAAAAGAATTCCGCTGCATTACAGAACTGCGCGTTTGTTTCTACTGGTGAAATGAATAAGTTTAACCCAGCAAAACCGTTTGCATTTCTTATGGAAGCATCAATGCTCGGTGTTGGTGTGGGTTTTGACGACAAAGGTGCAGATAAAGATTTTATTATCTATGAACCAAAAGAATCAACAACATACATAATACCTGATACTAGAGAGGGTTGGGTTGAGTCTATGGCATTGCTACTTAACTCATACCTCAAAGAGAATCAGCCTACGTATAACTTTGATTATTCTTTAATTCGCCCAAACGGTACTCCAATTAAAACATTTGGTGGTGTAGCTGCTGGTCATGAGCCGTTAGAGAGGCTTCATGATCATATAAGAAAAATGTTTACTGGACGCAAAGGTGACAAGTTAACACGCATAGACATAGCAGACATTGGAAATGTTATTGGAGTATGTGTAGTATCCGGAAACGTTCGTCGTTCAGCTGAGTTGTTAATTGGCCGTTTAGATGATCAAGATTTCTTAAACTTAAAAAATTCAGAACGCTTTCCTGAACGCAACTCATATGATTCATCTGCTCCAGGTTGGGGTTGGATGTCTAACAACTCTGTAGAAACAGTAGTTGGCGCAGACTTATCTTCTATAGTAGAAGGCATCTCTCTCAACGGAGAGCCTGGTGTTCTTTGGATGGACATGTCCCGTAAGTATGGACGTCTAGCTGATCCACCAAACAACAAGGATCACAGAGTTGCAGGCTATAACCCATGCGCTGAGCAGTCACTGGAATCATATGAGTGTTGCACCTTGGTGGAGACATATCTCAATCGTCACGACAGCCTAGAAGACTATAAGCGTACTCTAAAGTTTGCATACCTCTATGCCAAGACTGTTACGCTCCTTCCTACTCACTGGGAAGAGACTAACGCAATCATGCAACGCAATCGTCGCATAGGCGCATCAATGTCTGGTGTTGCAAACTTTGCTGATCGCGTTGGAGTTCCGGCACTTCGTGAATGGATGGATCAGGGATATAAGACTATTCAGCGATATGACAATGTTTATTCTGAGTGGTTGGGTATTCGTGAATCGATTAAGATGACGACTGTCAAGCCTTCTGGAACCGTATCTATTCTTGCTGGTGAATCACCTGGCGTACACTGGACACCAGGTGGAAAATACTTTAATAGAACTATCAGATTCTCCAACGAAGATCCGATGCTACCACTATTTAGAATGGCCAACTATAGAGTCGAGCCAGCTTCTGAATCACCAAATACAACTTCTGTTGTGTATTTCCCAATTAAATCCGATGCTGAAAGAGCTGAAAAAGATGTTACAATCTTTGAAAAAATGTCTTTAGCTGCAACTGCACAACGTTATTGGTCAGACAACTCTGTATCTGTAACAATATCTTTTAATAAAGATACTGAGGCAGAACATGTCGGAACTGTATTGCATATGTACGATGGACAGCTTAAGACAGTATCCTTTTTGCCAAGCGGTAACGATACGTATCCCCAAATGCCATATACTCAAATAACAGAAGAAGAATATACGGAAGCTTCGACATCGTTGTTCCCTATAGATTTAACTGGAGTATACGCTGGTATGGCTGCCGATGCAATTGG